TTCTATACCCGAGAGCAGTGGGATAATCGTATTGAAATTGATTTCGACAGCATGGAAACCGCCTTTAAAGGTAAATAAATCTATAACGGAATTTAATACTCTATGGCTACAACAGATATAGAAAAGAAAAGTTTGGAGGCTCATGTGGAACTTTGCGCCGAGCGATACAAAAATCTTGACAATAAATTAGACAATGTAGAAAATCGAGTTTCTGATGTCGAAAAGAAACTCGATAGTAAAATGCATTCTGTTGAATTAGTCTTAGACGAAATAAAAGAAATGATAGTGTCTATGCGTGATGATCGTAATCGACAGATCATTGGGTGGGGAATAGGAATTCTTTCTGCATTATTATCAATCATTGGTTTTTTAGTTTGGGAAATCATCAGTAAAGGACACTGACAGTGAGGATAGTTGATTTATTTGAGCGGCCCAGTTTAGTTATTAACAACGAAGAATCTGCTTTGCTTGAATATGTCGTTGCCAACAAACAAGTGACTAAAAGCGATCTCGATCCCAGACAGCAATATTTGATAGATCAACTAGTCAACAAAAATTTAATAATTCGAAAAGTAGTAAATGGAACCAGTACATATTCAGTCACAAAAAGATTTTGATCACATAGTAGACCAAGCCGGACAATATATATTTTCCTGGATGCAACAAGAACTCGATCAAATTGCTAGATCAAAGTTGTTAATAATCGAGTTGCAGCCAAATCTATATCGTATTAAAAATTTATTTTTAACTCAGGAATCGAATCGATCTTGGTCAGTGTATAATCGCGACGAGCTTGTGTTTAATTTTTTAAATAAGTTATCAGCTATATTTTACTGTTTGTTGTGGAATGATAATAATATACAGGGTGCAGCTGAAATATTGAATCTCGATCAAACGTTAATTTTTAGAATTAATGATCAGAAAATTCTTAGTAAGAAATTAAAGAATAGTCGCATAAACACTGAAAAGAAAGAAATTATTTTGTCAAGATATCGCGAAAATCACGAACAGATAAATATTATTAGCCGTCGATTACAAAAATGTATAGATAATGCTAAATATAAAAAAATTAGGAAACTCCTATGAACCTTAGAGAAATAAGCCCAATGCCAAACGCAAAAAAACTCAACAGATTTTATGAAAGTCGCTTTGGCTTTACTATAGATTTTAATCGTCTGACTATGCCTAAAGCTAAAAGAATCTATCGACAGCTAGAAGAAAATTTAGTAAAAATTAAGTCAGCACACGGAATTTATTTCAGTGAGCAAAACCCCAAGTATGTTGAGCTTTTGTCTGTTAAAGAAGGACTTTCTTTATGGATCAAAAACAATAACGTTTTAACTGAAAGTGAAACTGCTCGTGCTGAAGTCAAAACTGCTGCTATGAGTATGGTCGATGAGATTCAATCAATGATAGCTAAGATCAGCAAAATGCAGAATGAAGAACTAATCGCGTTAGTAAGTGCTGCTAGAGATCAAATTGGAATTGACCAAGCATCGGCATTTAATCAATCAGCCAATGCCAGTATTGCAACTATTTTGGAAACACTAAAGGCCCAGGCCGATGCATTGGATTTAGCTACCAGACAACTGGCCGGCGACGAAGGAGTTCCGATGAGCGCCCCAGGTGGTATGCCAGCCGAGGTTCCAGCCGAGGTTCCAGCTGAAGAACCCACACTACAAGCTACTGGTGCAGCAGCAGGTGGAACAGAACCACTTGGTCGCGAACGTAGATAATGCGTATCAGCGAAATTTTAAGACCATTAATGGAAGACGCTGAGCATACAGGTGCATTGCTCAGTGTTTTAAACTATCTTCAAAAAAATGCCGAGGATAAAGATAGTGATGGCAATATCAAAATGAAAACTCTAATCAGTCTTGTTAAAAAAGCCGGAGTCACAACATTTGAGTATGACAATTTTGTAAATGCATTCCAATCTAATCGAGCAGTCCAAAATCTAGTTTCAAACTATAACAAAGATTCAATTACACTAAATTTAGATTCTGCCGAGTCATCAACAGTGGGCGATATCGGTTCTAAGGAAGAACAAGCCGATATTGTCAGTCAAATGGCAAAACGAGCTATTAATCTTTAATAATCTGTTGTATTTTATTTTTAAAAATAATATAATTATCTGATGATAGTCAATAGATATAATTATATTAGTTTAAAACGTCAACAATCCAATGGCTCACGACTATACGAAAGTCCCAGTGGCGAAAAATTACCCAGCGTGACCACTATACTTGACCGTACTAAAAGCGAGGAAAGTCGCCAGGCACTACAGGAATGGCGTCAACGTGTGGGTGTTCAACGTGCACAGGAAATCACAACCGAAGCTGCTGGGCGAGGTACTCGAATGCACAAGTACCTTGAAGATTATGTAAAAAACGATGTACTCACCGAAGCCGGAACTAATCCTTACAGCCAACAAAGTAGGAAAATGGCCGAGATAATTATCAATCAAGGATTAGTAAATGTCAAGGAATTTTGGGGGTTAGAAGTGCCCACATACTACCCTGGGCTATATGCCGGAACCACTGATTGTGTTGGTGTTTGGCAAGATCAACCGGCTATTATTGATTTTAAACAAACTAATAAGCCGAAAAAGAAAGAGTGGATTGAAGATTATTTTTGTCAATTAGTGGCGTATGCATTGGCTCACAACGAAGTACATGGTACCGATATAAAAACTGGCGTGATATTGATGTGCAGCCAAAATTTTGAATTTCAACATTGGGTAATTGAAAATCAAGAATTCGAACACTATACTGAGCAATGGCTAGATCGAGTAGCAAAATTTTATTCTATAAGCGATAAATAATCAAAAAAGGATTGTTATGGCTATCGTTCAACTATCAAGAATAACGAATCGTCGAGGACTGGGACAAGATCTTCCTCAATTAGCACCTGGCGAATTAGGTTGGTGTTTAGATACTCGTCTTCTTTTTATTGGAAATGGTACCATTGAAGAAGGTAGTCCGGCAATCGGTAATACTGAAGTATTAACTGAGTTTAGCGATATCAAGCGTTTAGTTGAACTCATTGATGGGCCTTTACAATTTAATATTGCTGGTGTACGTATCCTCGACGATGCAGAAGGTGACGGAGTAACTCCCTTAACTGATTCGGGATTTTTATTTCCAAATTCAGCGTCTGGTGTCAAGATGGATTATCAAATTAAACGAAACGGCGTGGTAAGAATGGGTACTATGGATATTAGTTTCAACTCCGGTGGGATTTTTTACAGTGATAATTATGTTGAGCCAGCAGTTCCGTTGGGTGTTGTTATTGCTCCTGTATTAAGTTTCGGAGCAAAAAGACTATTTTATACCACCTCTGCTTCGGGATTCGACGCAGAATTTACTGCCAGTATTAGATACTTTCAATAATTAACAATGTTAGATTTAACTCCGCAGCAACGTCTTGCTGAATGGAAAAAATTTCGTCTCAGCTTAGATAAAAATAAGCCAGAAACTGCTTTAAAAAAAATCAGCAATTTTTGGAGTCGTGTTCCCTACGTAGATCATTATCTGGATCGTTTACCACAAAATAAATGGCCCGGGCCATGGGAACTCTTATACAACAATCATTACTGTGACTTATCACGAGCATTAGGCATGTTGTATACTTGGCAACTCACTAAACATGCAGAAAAATATAATGCAGAACTAAGAATATATCACAATCATTGTGTCAACGAACAAGCAAACTGTTTTTGTATTAACCCCGGCGGCTATGTATTAAATTTAGAATTCAATACAGTATTAAAAAAACATTCTTTTAATCGCGGCTTTGAGTTGATACATACATATCCTGCAAATAAATTAATTGAAAAATAAGAGGTAAAATGAATAGACCAATTTCTATTGTCAAAAGAGACGGTACTCGTGAACCGTTAGATATCGAAAAAATACACAAAGTACTTGAATGGGCCACTGATGAACTAGAAAATACCAGCATCAGTGACATAGAAATGAAAAGCCATATACAGTTTTATGATGGCATTACCAGCGAACAAATACATGAAATCTTAATCAAAGCAGCTGAAGATTTAGTCAAGCAAGAATATAACTATCAATACGTTTCGGCTCGTTTGGCATTGTTTCATCTAAGAAAAAAAGTTTTAGGACAATATGATCCGCCACATATTCGTGATATAGTTTGCAAAAACATCGAACGTCGTGTATATGATCCCGATTTACTCAGCTATTATTCAGATGAAGAGTGGGATCGAATTAATAGTTTTGTTGACCACCGTAGAGACTACAAACTTACTATTGCTGCGGTCAAACAGGCCATAGACAAATATTTGGTCAAAGACCGTACCACGGGCGAAATTTACGAAACACCACAATACGCATTCATGCTGATTCCTTGTGTGATGTTTAAAAACTATCCTAAAACTACTAGACTAAACTATATTAGAGACTTCTATGATGCAATTACAAGATTTCAAATCAGTTTGCCTACTCCTATCTTGGCCGGTGTTCGAACCAGTACCAAGCAGTTTAGCAGTTGTGTTCTTATCGACATTGATGACAATCTAGACAGTATCGGAGATGCTGCTACCGCTATCATGAAATATGGCGCCAAACGTGCCGGTATTGGCGTAAATGGCGGTCGTATTCGTGCCGTAAAGAGCCGAATCCGTGGCGGAGAAGTCAGTCACACTGGTGTCATACATTATTACCGCAAATTTGAAAGCAGCCTAAAATGTTGCAGTCAGGGCGGTATTCGTGATGCTGCAATGACACTATACGTCCCGGTTTGGCATCTTGAAATCGAAGATATTATTGTATTAAAGAACAACAAAGGCACGCCAGATAATCGTGTGCGTAAGATTGATTATGGTATCCAATGGGACACATATCTTATCCGTCGTGCTATCGCTAAAAAGTCAATCACACTGTTTAGCCCGCATGATGTTAAGGATATGTACGAAGCCTACTTTAACAAAGACCGTGCAAAGTTTGAACAATTATACGAACAATACGAGCAAGATCCGTCGATCAGGAAAAAGTCAGTGCCGGGTCGTGAATTGCTAGAGCTGTTTTTGCGTGAGCGTCAAGAAACTGCACGTATTTATAGTTTCATGGCAGATCATGTCAATACACACAGTCCGTTCAAACTTCCAATTTTCCAAAGTAATCTTTGTGCAGAAATTGCTTTGCCCACAAAGCCGATTCGTAATGCTATTGATATTGAAGCAGGCAAAATTGATTTCGAAGGATGGATTCAACTTTGCACATTAAGTGCTATCAATCTCGGTACCTTGCGTAATATGCAAGACCTTGAAAAGCGTATGAATCTATTAGTTCGTGGATTAAACGAAATTCTTGACTATCAAGACTATCCAATTCCTCAAGCTCGTATTGCCACAATGATGTTTAGACCGTTGGGTATTGGTGTTATCAACTATGCCTATTGGTTAGCTAAACAAGGAGCAGGATATAACGATCAAGCTGGATTTGATGCCACACATCGTCTAGCCGAAGCTATGTATTACTATGCACTTAAGGCATCAGTAGATCTGGCCGAAGAGCGTGGTGCTATTCCGGGTCTAGAGCATACTATCTACGCCGATGGTCAACTTATGATTGATAACTACTGTACCGAAGTTGATCGTGTAGTCACAGTAGGTCTCGAGTTAGATTGGGACGCATTGCGTGAACGTGTTAAGAAACATGGTGTGCGAAATGCAACTCTACTAGCATTGATGCCCAGTGAGAGCAGCAGCATTATGAGTAATGCCACAAATGGTATCGAACCTATTCGTAGTTTAGTCACAGAGAAGAGTAATAAGAATACCAGTTTTGTTCAAGTAGCACCGGATGCCAGTCGTTTACGTAATCAATATGATTACCTATGGGATATGCGTCCTGATCATTTTGATGGTTATTTAAAGAACATGGCCATATTTCAAAAGTTTGTTTGTCAGAGTATCAGCACCAATACGTCTTATAATCCCGAACATTTCTCTGATGACAAAATCTCTTTACAAGCATTGATGAATCACTTTATACTTGCAGCTAAGTTAGGAATTAAAACTCTCTACTACGCAAACACCAAAGGTCTTGAAGAAGCCAAAGATGAGCCCCTAAAGGAAGAATCTGAGGTTGAAGAAGATTTGGCCGATTGCGACGCATGTAAAATCTAAAGGAATTTTTATGATTACTGTTTATGGTAAGCCTGGCTGCACTCTTTGCGAACAGGCCAAAGCACTAAGTACCACTCAAGGTCTTGAATATCACTATATCGAGATTGATGTTGGTCAGCCCAAGGAATTGCTGGGCGAATATATCTCTCGTGATGATTTTATGATGCTGTTTCCTGATGCACGAACTGTTCCACAAATTCTTGTAAATGATGTTCATGTAGGCGGTATCAAAGAATTACAACAATACTTAAAGGAATCCAAATGACTGTATTTAATAACAAACCCATTGATCCCAGTACTCAATACATGTTTTTTGGAGAACGGTTAGGTTCAGCTCGATATGATAAAATTAAAAATCCAATCTTCGAAAAACTGACACGTACACAAAATAGTTTCTTTTGGCAACCGGAAGAAATTAATCTAACTAAAGATCATTCAGACTTCAAGGATCTCAGTCCGGCTGAATGTCATATCTTTACTAAAAATATCAGCTATCAAATTTTATTGGATAGTGTACAGGAACGTAGTCCAGTCCTAGCATTTCTGCCTTGGGTCAGCAGTCCTGAGTTAGAACCATGCATTCTGACCTGGAGTTATTTTGAGGCTATTCATGCACGTAGCTATCAGTACATTCTACAGAATGTGTTTAACGATCCTACACAAATTTTTGATAGTATTGCAGAAGATCGAGAGATCATGCGTCGTGCCGAAGCAGTCACTAGATACTATGATGATTTCATTGAATACAGTAATCTATATCGTAGTGGTAATGGTGATATTACTTTGTTGAAAGAAAAATTCTTTTTAGCATTGGCCAGTGTTTATGCACTCGAAAGCATTCGATTTTATGTCAGTTTTGCTTGCAGTTTTAGTTTTGCTCAACTGGGTAAAATGACTGGTAATGGGCGTATTATCAAATTGATTGCTCGAGACGAAAGTCAACACATGGGTATCACAATGAATATTATTCGTAATTATCAGCGTGGCAAGGATGATCCTGAGATGACCGAAATCGCTCGTCGCCTTGAACCCATGGTCGTCGAAATCTTTGAAGAAGCCATTGAACAAGAACGTCAATGGGCCAAATATTTGTTTAAAGATGGCAGTATACTTGGTCTCAATGAGGAGTTGTTGTGCCAATATGTTGAGCATATTTCAGGTAAACGTATGCGTGCCATTGGTATTAAGAATCGATACGAAAAAACAGCGAATCCATTTACCTGGATGAATCAGTGGTTAGAAGGCGAAAGCACACAGGTCGCACCACAGGAAGCCGAAATTGTTGATTATCGAATTGGTAGTTTTGATAGCAATGTAAATGATGAAGAATTAATTGCACTATAAGGAAAATTATGTTAATCGAGAAAAGAGATCCCACAGCAGTATATTGTTTTAAACTAGTAAATGGTGACGAAGTTGTAGCACGTATTGAAGATTCAGACAATGACAGTTATACTATCACAGATCCGTTTACAGTTGTTCCCAGCGGACAAGGGATCGCATTGGTTCCCAGTATGTTTACTATGAAGGAAAGTGCAAAATTGCGTGTAAATCGAATTCATATTATGATGTTTAG